CAACAGATATTTCTGATGAATCGTATTTCTTACCCACCAATACAATTGTTGCTGTCATTAATTCTTGAGTGCTTGTGGATATTTTTTCTCCGCCACCTTCTCCACCATATTCTGGTGTTTTTGCAACCAGTTTCCAAGAAGTTTTAGGTTCTGTTATTGATACAGTTTCAACATCATCATAATCTTTAACTAAAGAATTCATATCTTTTACACCATAAATTTTACCATTCATAGTGATTTTTGTTATTTTGATCGAAGAACCATCATTCAACAGGTGATCTTCACCCTTACTAATTTTATCAGCAAAAATTTGTATTCTTGGAATACCAGAATTTGGGCCTTTGCCCGCTGGTTTTAGAAGTTCTTGTTTACTAAGAGCAGATTCAGATAATATGTTCTGAATCTTTTCCACAGGAGGAACATAATCTTCCCTGACAGGACGACGAAGTTGTCTTGCTGCATTTACTACTCGTAACATCAATAGCTCCATGTGGTATAAAAGTTATAAGTATTTATAGTATATAGAATCTTTACATTTATGTCAAGTATCGATGTAGTGTAAATAACTTCCTACGATATATTTTGGAATTACTACAGGTTTTTTTCCAGCATGTCGCCAAGGCCATAGTGGTGGGAATATCAAAACATTACCTTGCTTACAATTAGAAGTAAAGTTCTGTTCTGAAAATACAGTTTGTCCTTCATCATTATCACTCAAATAGAGAAACATAACTAAAAATCTTTTAGCAGTTTCTCGGCGCATCACATCAACATGCAATTTAAACTCATCTTTTCCATCAGGAAGATATCGTTTGATTCTTAGAGATTCATACCCTTGTGTCTTTGGCCAAACATTTTTTATCTTACAATCATTAGCATACTTTCCTACACACTGCATTAGGGTATTGAAAATTAGATTCTTCTCAACATCCCAATTATCATGTTTACCAAAATCAACCTGAGTGAAAGACATTCCAGAATCTTTAATAATTTCATGTTGTTTTGTATTTGATTCAAATTTTTTTATAACAAAATTGCAAAAAGATTTATCCAAAACATCTTCATACACTCTGATATAATTATCCATACTTAAATTCTTTTCCTGCGGCTTCATCAATTTGAGCCATAATCTCATCAGTAAAAAACTTTTCTGGATTATCGTTAATTGTCTTACCAAATGTTTTTGTTCCATCAGGTAATTCAATACGAGTGCTCATAGATTTGAATATACCATGTTTCAATGCAAGAGCAAGCAAACCATAATAACGATCTAAACCTTTACTGTATGATAATCTTACATCAACCATCTTGTTTTCTACAGTCAAACGAGACTTGTGATTCTTACAATGAATGATGTTACCCACAACTTCTGTACCATCCTTTTCTTTTTTCTTGGACAAATAGATGATGGAAGATGCAGCATACTTTAGACCAGAACCACCACTCATTTCTTTAGTGCTGAATAATCCCATAGTTTCATAAGTATGATTAGTCACAACCAAAGGAACCTTTGCACGACCAAGTTTGAGAGTCAGAACACGAAAGGCAGCCTTTAAAACTTGTGCACGAGTCATATCACGAGTTTCTTTTCCATCATTGGTATCTTCTACTTCTTTAGTTGTAGATAACATACCGACAGAATCAAGACAAATAAATATTGGTATTTTTTCTGATTCATCTTTTAATTGGTAATTATTAAGAATATTCAAAACCTGTGTGCGAAATTCTTGAACTGTAGTTACTGGAAACATGCCTATTCTATTTGGGTCAATACCTCTGTCAATCACCATTTGTTTTGTAACTGCACTTTCTGATTCAAAGTAACAAATACCGGCAGTTGGATTCTTATCAAGGAAACTTTTAATCATTCCCATAAGAAAGAAAGTTTTTCCTGTTGCAGATTCACCTGCCAATGCAGTGATTTTATTTGATGGAAGTCCACCATAAATAGAACCACTTAAAAGTGCATTGAAGATATAACTACCTGTATCAATAAATTCATCAGTATCAAAATCAGTTCCGTCAGCAACAATACTGGCGTACTCATTTAATTTTATAATTTCTTTTAAAAAGTCATTTGTCATATTAAATATTCTCCTAAATTTCCTTGTTCTGTTTTATAGTTCAACGGATGATATCAATGTCATCACTCATATTCCACGTTTCTAGTTCTGTTCTCAGGCGGCCATCACTATTGAGAGTTTCAAAACGATTAACAGCTTTCTTACGCCACCATTCTACTACACCATCAAAACTGTAACGGTCATAGTTATCTTTCTTGCGTAGTTCATTCGTTTCCATGTTCATATATTCTTTCACATTGTCAAAGCCATAATCTGACATATACGCACGTTTCTGTTCAGTCAATCCCTTTGCATCAAGGTAGGTTTGTACAAACTTATTATATGCATCATCGTCTACGCCCTTGAGTGATGATTTAATAATACTTATCATTTTTGTTTGTGTTTTCAATTTACGACTTGATGCCTGTGGGTCAATCAATGGCATACCGTTGTTGATATGATTAAATGTTATATTGACATCTTCTACAAGAAATTTATCTAAGTTTCCTTCAACATCTTCATCAATATCAAAATTACGTTTTTTGAACCAATCGTTCAATCTATGAAAATTATCATCATTGATGAGCGGAGCAAAGTCAGATACAGTTTCACCCTTATGACGTAGAAATGGTTTCATACCGTCATATTGCGAACTAGATTTTGTTGAGCCGTATAAGCTGGTAGTCTCAAACATACAAAATGGGCCACCATACTTTTTGTCCAGTGCATCTTTTGTCAAGTGTGAACAACAAATTGCAGCCAAGAGTTTACCACCAAGATAATTAAAACCAAATGGTTGAGTTGGCACAATAATAAAACCCATGATGGTAGAGTCATTGAAACGTTTCATGACTTTTTTACTATATGTATCTAACGGTTTACCTAGAAACATATTGCGAGGCTTTGAGTTAATAGTTGGTGAACCAAGACGAATAAAACCAGCAATCTTGCCAGTGTTTTTTTCATACACAACCCACTTAATAGCTTTACCTGGCACCGATACTTCTACTGCATGAGAGGTTACAATCTCCAGATAGTTTACAAAAACTTCTGTGGTAACTTCTTCACACACAAAATCCATATCATTTGGATGCATAGAAAAATCATCAAACATATTATCTTGAGGGCCCATGCCAGGCAAGGATGTGGGATAGTTGGACATTCTTTCAAGTTTTACTTTGCGAAGGTAATCATCAATTCTTCCAAAACTAGCAAAGTAATCTACAAATACATTGGCTGCGTAAAGTGCATCTGTTTTATTCAAAATCACCCAAAAAAATCCTCTAAACTATTCTGCGAACCATAACTGTCATCAATGTGCCAAAGTATTTTTTCTGTGATGAATTTCAATGGTTCAATAAAACTCTTCTCGAACTGTGTATCATAGTCTATTTTACTCACAATGTCAAGTTCTTTTGGAACTTCTGTCATAAAAGAAAAGGCTGATGATTGATATATGTTTGGTTGTTTCATATGAATAAAACGAATTTTGTCACCTTCTTGTATAAGAGGATATTTGTTTTCTAGTTTGTGTTTGCTCACCAGATGATTATACAATATTGCACCTTTCACATGAATAGGAGCACCCTTACCAAACAATGACGATTCACCTTTAAACTTTTGCACACCATTACAACTTCTTGGATACGCAATTTCTTTCGGGTCAAGTTTCATAAACTCTTCACGAAAATCTTGTATAAAATCATTTAACATTTTCTCATCACCACTCATAATAATCTTGAGTGCTGATTTAATCTTATCACGGCATGGTGCAGGAGTTGATGACTTGACTGCTTCAATACCCATGATTTTCAGTTTTGGTTCTTTGTATCGAACACCTTCCATGTCATAAACATTTAGAATATATCTTTTCTTTGCAGTCCATATACCTTTGTCTGCAATTGCTTCTCTTCCCATTTCCATCTTCTGGGAATATGCATTCATTATTTTAGCAAGAACTTTGTAAGAATTATCAATAAATGGTTCCAACTTCTCTTTTGCAATTTTATCCAAGAAGGCGATAACTTTTTCAGTTTCAGCTCCCTCATCAAACACTTTATTAACCAATTTGTCAAAAGTGATATATACAGAGTCCGTATCTGACGCAACAACATAATCAATCTCCTTTGTTTTTAGAATCGTGTTAAGATAAGTGTTAATACTTTTTTCAATCCATCGAATAGATAATTGACCAGAAGTTGTAATTGCTGTAGCAACCATAAGATCATAATACCGAAACCAACTATTCCCAATTGCCCCATAAACTGAATTGAGAGAAATCTTTTTTGCCATTTGGATATTGTTATATCGGGATATATCTTTGAGAAGTTTTTTGTCTCCAGTGTCTTCAAATTGTTGTCTAGCTTCAAGCGTAAGTTTTTTATACTTGACTCTATCATTATACATATTCTCCATTAATTGCGGCAGAAATCCTTTCGTGTCTTTCCGAAAAAATGCACCGTTTGGAGTCATACACAATGAAGATTTGTTTGTGGTTTTACCTTCTAGGATTTTATCAACCATACCTTCAACAATGTCGTCTCCACTATTCACCAAAGTTTCTGGTGAAATATTATATTGCATAATCAAATGAGGATACAATGAATTCAAATCAAAAGACATTATCCAATTATGCATACCAACTTGTGGAACTTTTACATAAGCACCCTCAAATTTTTCAGTCTTTTTTGATTCCGTTTTTCTTGGAATAACAATATTCTTTTTTCTTAGATGATTGTAAATTACAACATCCCAATAACGAACTGTACCAAGAACATCAGTATAATTAACTTTACCATCATAAGCCATAGTCAAACACAACTCAATCAGTCGCATTTTGTCTTCTAGATTATCGACAATCTCAACGTCTTTGATGTTGTATTCAATGAAAGATTGATAATCTTTTTGATACCATTCTCTGAATGTCTCATATGGATTACCGTCTTTACGTTCACCCAGTTCAACAAATGCAATATGATCCAGTGTGTAACGTTCTTGGTTTGTGTATGTAAACTTACGATACAAATCAAGATAGTCAAGAGCAGCAACACCATAGATATTGTAAATCTGATGTTTACGGCCCATCTTATAAACTTCACGCTCTTGAACTTGTTGCCAAGGCGATAGACGGTTTATTGATTCTTCACCAAAGATATTTCTAATACGATTACAAAGATATGGAATATCAAAGAATTCTGTATTCCATCCTGTAATTACATCAGGACACATTAATTGCCAATCATAAAGAAAACGTTCAAACAAATCACGTTCATTATTACAATGAATATAAGTTACATCTTCACGATCATTTTCGAAAGAATGTAATCCCCAGACTTTTATTTTCTTGTCTTGATGATTTTTTATCGTGATTGAAAGCAATGGTTCTGCTGCATCTTGGGGATTTGGAAAACCATTTTCACATTCAACTTCAATATCAATCGTTACAATTAATAGTTTGTCTATATCCCATTTAACATCATTTGGATGTTGGTCAGAGATATAACAATAATTGTATTGATTATTACCAAACACAATGTCTTGGTCTTTTCTGTCGTTATACCAATCTTTAGCATCACGAATAGAATCAAATTTATTAGGCCGAACATGTCTACCGTCGAGAGTCTTGTATCCTGTTGGTTTATTTACAAGATCAAACAGTGTTGGTTCATATCGAATTCTTTTTTGTACTCGTTGATTATTTTCAACTGCTCTTACAAGAAGAGTGTTGCCCCACTGAATAACATTTGTGTAGAAGTTCATTATAAAAGTATACCATGATTGATATTATTTGTCAAGGGTAAATGGTGTAGTAACGATATATTTTCTTGATGGATTTACCATCACATTTGATCGCCTCATAAAATCACGATTAAATAGCAATGGACTTCGACCTTCTCTATTGTCTAATAGTATTTCAACATCTTTATAGATTGAACCAGCAAATTCTATATCTAACAAAATAGCATATCTTTCTTCTGTATAATTGTTCAACCCACCAACATCAACTTTTACAGTTCTTTGAAGTTTGCTTGTCAATGTTTTGCCGTTATATGACCAAGTAACTTTTTTACCATTAACATCAATCTTATCAGCATGTATAGTTGAAGCTGATGCAGAATTGCCTGTATCAAATTTTGCTTGTATTTCACCAAAAGGTTTTATTGATACAATTTCTCTATGGCCAATTTCTAGTGCAGTATATCTCCAATTTGATTTATTCTTGAAATGTTCTATCAATTCTTTAAGAATATTATTACCAGTTGCTTCTTCAATACCTTCAGTGCCAGGAGAACTATTCACTTCAAGTACAAAAGTATCCTTACCTTTTTTAATGAAATCCACAGCAGTCCATACGCCATTTACAGCTTTATCAGCTTTCAAACATATACTAATTTCCTCGTCAGATAGTTTATATTGTTTTACTTTAGCACCTCTAGAATAGTTACTTCTAAAATCACCCTTTAGAACATCTCTACGCATTGTAGCTTGAATTTTTCCATTGAGCACAATTACACGCACATCAAAATCAGATTTAATATATGTTTGTAATAGAATTTCTGTTTCGGCATCTTGTTTCCATAGTAACTGTACTAAGGAACTAAGTTGTCTTTTAGATTCTATAAAAATAACACCAATACCTTTAGAACCACGTAACGTCTTTAAAATCAGTGGATAGTCTTCACCAATGATATCTAGACTACTCTGTAGTTGTTCCTCAGACTGTAACAATGAAGTTTTGGGAGTAGGTATACCAGAATCAGATAATCGCAGCGAAGTCCAATATTTGTCAGCACACATTTCAATTGTTCGTCTTGAATTGACACAACATATTCCCATCTTTTCTAGTTGGGAAACCATATCCATCCATGCATCTCTAGATGCAACAGAACCACGAACAATTGCTACTGTATTGCTAGAATCAATTTCAAAACCTTTTTTATCATCAAATTGATAAGCTTTACCATCTATGATTTTACCAGATTCTACGAATAGAACATAAGACTCAATGCCTGCCTTTTTACTTTCATCCACCAACCTTTGTGCTGTACGAAAATACTGTTGATTTTTTGGTTTACTAGAAAGTATCAATAAACGATATGGTTCTTCCTTTGCTTCAGTTATAAAAGACTTGAAATTGTCCATTAAGATTCTCGTTTTTTACCAATATTATATTTTGTTTCTAACAACCAATCATTTTTCTCTCTAAAAGATATAATTTTGATTTGACTCAAAGGAGCAGATGGTCCTGTTTCATCAGCAACGCCAACCAAACCCCAATCATTAAGAAGATTCACAATTGTGTTTCTTCTTGCAATATCATTCTCTGATAGATTTGTTCTTTTACCATCCAAAGCAAAAAGTTCCTTGAAATGAACAATATAATATTTTCCTTGTTTATGTAGAATATGACAAGATTGATATAATTTTTTTTCTTTTTTAGATGCTACACCTATTCTAGAAAGTGTTTCCCTAACTTTTAGAAAATCATCTGGTTCCTTCAATGTTACTTCGAACATATCTTTTTGCGACCAATTAATTTCTTCCATTTCTTGCATGTCTTCCACCTTTATATAATTTTTGTTTTATAGCGGAAATCTGTTCATCATTTAATATATCAAGAGAAGACTTAGCCTTTTCATTATTATAACCATAATACTCTTTAACATACTCTAGATTTTCTAATTTCTTCGCCTTCAACCAAGGAGAGAATCTTTTTCTTGGTCGTAAACTATTTAGGTAAAAATCGAACTGAAGTTTTTTATCAGTGTTAGGGAGTTGATTCATTTCATTTACAAATAAAATTGTATCCTGAAAAGCATGTAAACATTTATTTATAACGAATGGGGGATATTTCTTTTCCCACATTTCATCATCTCCATCCATAATAGGTTCTTTAGTTTGATTGATTGCATTGAGGTAGTCTTTTAGTTCATACATTAATCAGCAAATCCCTCACCCTTACGGAGATGAGACAGGCGGTGACATAATACTACCCACCACAATGCTATCCAGTTGTCTGCTGTATACGTTCCATTTTTAACTTTCAATTCATACATAATTTTTCATCCCAGACTTTGCATCCAATGTGTGTATTGATGTTTTGCAGCACTAGTTTTAAAAACAATCACCGATCTCAATTCATAACAATCACGACTCAATGACATGGCTTGATGATTATCTGATGCAGGAAACATAACTAATCTATTACCAACATAATCACACAATTCATCTTTAATCATTGTACCACCATTCCATTCTTTTTTCCAGTCCATTCTTGGATAATATATCATAGTATAGTCACCATCATCGGTATGCATATGTGGTTCAGTTCCGAAGGTGTGAGCATTCATATACATACGGTCAAAATCATAAATTCTATATGAATCCTCTAGTTTAAGTTTTCGTTTAACACTTTCCCAAATAGGCAAAGCCCATTCAAAATTATTGTCTTCAACCTCATCCATATCGTGACCACAAAACACATGCCAATGTTTATTTAGTTTTCCTTTTACAGAAGAATAATTGTATTGCCAAGAAACTGTTCTCATTTGAATATGAACCAATTCTGCATAATGATCATCTAATAAATCATCTACAATAATCATTTAAACTTCGCTCTTGCCATGATTTCAGTAAGACAAGCTAGAGTATTAATTTCTTGGTCTGCGACAAAAGCTGATTTATATTGATATTCACCCAATATAACAACAACATGGGGAATACTACTGCCATCCATATG